GGGACGGATGTTCCTTCGACGGATCCCGCCTACCATAACAATTCAAAGTACTATGCCGGAGAGGCTGCCACAAGCGAAAGCAATGCATCAGTTTCTGAACAGGCAGCGGCCGCATCAGAAGAAAACGCGGAAGCCTGGGCTGTTGGCAAGAGGGACGGGTCGGATGTTCCTTCGACGGATCCCGCCTACCATAACAATTCAAAGTACTATGCCGGAGAAGCTGCCACAAGCGAAAGCAATGCATCAGCTTCTGAACAGGCAGCGGCCGCATCAGAAGAAAACGCGGAAGCCTGGGCTGTCGGCAAAAGGGACGGGTCGGATGTTCCTTCGACGGATCCAACCTACCATAACAATTCAAAGTACTATGCCGGAGAAGCTTCAACCAGCGCGACCAATGCATCAAATTCTGAAAGCGCGGCAGGGGACAGCGCGGAGGATTCCGAGGCGTGGGCCGTAGGTACGAGAGGCGGCACACCTGTCTCTTCTACGGATCCTGCCTACCATAACAACTCGAAGTATTGGAGTGACAAGAGCGCAGCGCAGACCCTCAACGGACTCTCTGATGTGGATATCGACAGCCCTTCGGATGGAGAGTCACTGGTATACGATGCTCAGGCGAATAAGTGGACAAACAAGGCGGCGACATCGCACTTTATCACCAAGCCCACCGTCTCCGACTTTTCCTTCACATACAACGGCTCTGCTCAGGGCCCGACGATAACAGGACTTGATCCTGACTTTGCAGATTATGTCACAACGACGGGCGCAACCAACACGGACGCAGGAACTTACACCTTAAGATTCTCCATCAAGAACACCCAGGTGAATCTCTGGAAGGATCTGACCACCCAAGATATCACTTATGAGTACACCATAGCCAAAGCGGCCGGAGATGTAATTTTATCAAAAAATAAGGTGGAACTGGATGCAGACCACCTAACCGGCACGGTTGACATATCAGACGCAACCGGAAATGTGGCCATAACTTCATCCGATACGGATATAGCAACAGTATCACCCGCAGTTCTTACCCAGGACGGAACGGTCACGATATCCTCAGTCAATGACAAATCAGGTACGGCCACGGTGACGGTGAGCGTTGCGGCAAGCGACAACTACCTGGCAACAAGCAAGACTATTGAGGTTAAAGCATCATTCGTGGCCATATATGGCGCCGAATGGGACGGGACTTCAACAACAGCGTGGAGCAGAACAGACGACTCGGCGCTCTTTACCGATCCGGTACCCCAGTATGCTGACGGAAACGGAGGATGGACACAGGGATCCTCACCTTTTGATACCCTTCAGCCCTGGGCGGGGATGACGAAGACAAACCACGCCTCGGCAGGCGTAGTGGTCAAGATCCCGAAATTCTGGTACAAGATCACACAGAGCGGAGCGGGCTTAAAGATACAGATAGCAGACGGAGAAGTGGACGGCTTCTCGGTATCCCCTGCGCATATGGACAGGGGTGACGGAGAGGGCGAACGCGATGAGGTCATGGTAGGAAGGTATCACTGCTGCAATACCGATTATAAATCGGCCACAAGCGACACCCCGAAGGTCAGCGTCACAAGATCGGCCGCAAGGTCCGGCATCCACAACCTCGGATCTGACATCTGGCAGATGGATTTTGCAACAAGATTCACCCTCTGGCTCCTCTACATAGTAGAATTTGCCGACTGGAACTCGCAGGCCAAGATCGGCGGCGGATGCGCACCGACCGGATCAACAAGCGCCGTGAGAAATATGGGTTACACCGACGGCATGACCTATCACACCGGCACGGATCAGACGACCATAGGAGCAGAGGTCTACGGCGGAACACAGTACAGAAACATCGAGGGCCTGTGGGATAACTGCTATGACTGGCTGGATGGATGCTATAACAACGCGAACGGCCTGAATATCATCCTTGACCCGTCAAGCTTCTCGGATGACACCGGAGGAACAGCGGTCGGGATCCCTTCAAATGGATGGCCGGCAGCCTTCACGAAGAAAGAGGTCAGCGGAACATTCCCGATGTTTATCGCATCGGCAACAGGTGGAAGCGGCACGACATATTCGTGCGATTACTGGGGCTTCAGCGCGTCGAACCCGTGCGTGTGTGCGGGCGGGTACTATAGCCAGAACCAGGACCGCGGGCTCTTCTGCCTGAGCTACGCCGGCGTGTCGAGCTCGAGCGCGAACCGCGGCTGCCGCCTCCTCGTTCTCCCTTAAGGGGGTGCGTGAGGGGGTCTGCCCCCTCACTGTCCATTTTGAATAGATGATTTACGGGGTCTCCTGCGCGTGCCGTGGGGCATTCGTGCGATAACTGGAACTTCAACGCGTCGAACCCGTGCGTGTATGCGGGCGGGAACTATAACCAGAACCAGAACCACGGGCTCTTCTACCTGAACTACACCAGCGTGTCGAACTCGAACGCGAACCACGGCTGCCGCCAACTTGGCAACTGCTAAACCTCTGAATATATGGCGCAGGATTCCGCGCACCACTTGGTGAAGATAAGCAATAAGGGAGCGGGTTAGTACTCTCCGAAAGGAGCGAAGGAAAGCCTGTAATGCTAAAAGGAGGAAAAATCCCTTGAAACGAAAAGGACATCTATTCGAGGAACTTATATCTTACAAGAATCTCGAAAAGGCGATCACGGAAGTCAACAAGACGCATCACTGGAAGGCCAAACACAAGCCTAACAAGACGACTGCATGGGTCGAGACGACAAAGGAGGACAGAATAAAAGACTTAAGAAGGATCATTCTTAAGGGTTACACTCAGAAAGAGCCGAGGATCATTGAACGGTACGATGCAAGTGCCAGAAAGTGGCGGACGATTTCAGAACCGGTACAATGGCCGGATCAGTACATACACCACGCTCTTATCCAGGTTATTCAGCCGGTTATGATGAGAGGTATGGATATGTACTGCTGCGGGAGCATCAGAGGCCGGGGCACACATTACGCAAAGAGGGCCATTGAAAGATGGATGAAGGAGGATGTCAAGGGCACAAGATATTGCTTTTGCTGTGATATCCGGCGCTTCTATGACAGCCTTAAGCCGGAAGTGGTCATGGAGAGGATGAAGGAGCTGATAAAGGATGCGAGGGTCTTAGATATCATCAACAGAATAGTGAAGGATGGCATCAAGATAGGTGCATATCCTTCACAATGGTTTGCCAACACTACTCTTCAACCGCTGGATAATCTCATAAGACAGAGCGGACTATGCAGCCACTATGTGAGATATATGGACAACATAACCGTCTTCGGGGCTAATAAGCGGAGCCTGAGGAAACTTAAAAGGATGGTTGAGGAATGGCTTGAAGATCACAAGCTCGGACTGAAGGGAGATTGGCAGATATATCCAATAGTGAACGATAAACGCCCAAACGGAAGGATGCCGGATGCGGTGGGATACCGCTACGGTAGAGGGTACACAATCCCGCGAAAACACAACCTGTTAAGGCTCAAAAGGGCTCTTAACAGGTTTCGGAAAAGGTTAAAGAACGGAAAGAACATAGCGGTGCGTATGGCCGAGAGTATCCTTTCGAGGATTGGCCAGCTCGAACACTGCAACAATGTTCATATCTATGCAATGTTATTCAAAGGACAGAGGGTTGCGGCCATCCTTAAAAGGGTCGTGAGAAAACACAGGAAGGAGCTAATGTCATGGACTATGTTTTTGGAACAAAGGGTAGCGGAGAGACGCTTAAGACAAGAGGCGACAGCCACAGCGACCTGAAGGGTTTTGTCCAGCTTATAAGGGAATACCCCGACCAGGTTATAACCGACAGGTTCAATGTGGTCAGAAAGTACCAGAGTGAGGATGATGCAGGCGGATTCAAATATGACTGGTATGAGATCAAAGACCATTACCGGTACACGGATAAGTTCACCCCGGGGATCGTCGCCACAGAGCAGGAAGTCACGGATCACGATCTGGCCATTCTGGAAGCGGAGCAGGCCATCACAGATCTTGACCTGAGAGTTATGGAATTAGAGTTAGCATAAGGAGGAAATCATGGAACATTCAAGAAAATACGAGCAGATAAAGAAAAGATACAACAAAGGGTACATCACCGATGAGCAGCTTCGTAGGTATGTGGAACTGGAAGCCATTACACCGGAAGAGTTTGAAGAAATAAGCGGACAGCCCTATGAGGATTGATCTGACACAGTATGTCGCCACCCTGATTGACCTCTGCAGGCTTCAGGCGGACCTTATCGACAAACTCTTCATGGAGCTCATAGAGGTCAAGTGTACGGAGGAAATGGATAAAGATCTTCCTTTCATGATGGAACAGGCGGCGGAATACAGAAAGGAGATTGAGGAATAATGGATCAGACTATTACATTATCAACCCTCATACAGATGGGCGTGATAATAATGGGATTATGGGGGTTTTTCAAAGTTGTGAAAGAATTCATCAGAGATATTACAGCGCGGCATGATCGCGAGCAGAAATGGGACGAAATGGTCCAGAATGTCCAGGAAGAGCGGGATAAGATCTACGAGAGGTATGATAACAAGCTGGGCGAAATGGAGACGAAAATTGACGACAACCACGCGGACACGGAGGCAAAGCTTCAGGAAGTACGCTCGGAGCTCCTGATCTTAACTGATTGCATGGCTGCTGTGCTTGACGGCCTGCATCAGCAGGGATGCAACGGCAAGGTATCGGAAGCCCGGGAGAACCTTGACCAGTACATGCGCAACCGGGCACATTTAGGAGGACAGTTATGAAACACTCATTGACAAAGTATGTAATTTTTTCAATCGCAGTGCTGCTTGTGTATTACATAGTCGAGTTTATATGTTCCACCATCACAGGCGTGGAGAGATCAACTCTAACTACCTGCATCACAGGCGTGTTCGGGGGCGAGGTGCTTTCCTGCGCCCTGATCAAAATTTTTAAGCTTAAGGAGGAAAATAAAGATGCAGATGGATAATGTGACAATGATGACTTTGAAGCTTGTTATATCGGTATGCGCGGCACTTATCACGGCCTACGCGGTACCGTACCTGAAGACTCTGAAGAATGATGCGAGGTATGAAAGGATGCTGGATATGGTGGCTCTGGCCGTCAGGGCGGCGGAGCAGACGATCACGGGATCAGGACAGGGAGCTGTCAAGAAAGCTGAAGTGGTAAAATTCGTCTCTGAATGGCTTTACGGCAAAGGGATCAACATCACAGAGGACGAACTGGATCAGCTGATTGAAGCGGCGGTTTATTCAATGAAACAGGAGGGATGATATGGCGGCTACCAAAGCACAACAGAAGGCGTTCCTGGACATGATCATACCCATAGCTCAGAGGCAGGCCAAGAAGCATAACAACCAGATCTTCGCATCTGTATGTATCGCTCAGGCCTGTTGGGAAAGCGGCTGGGGAACCTCGGCCAAGATGGTCAAAGCTAATGCAGTCTTCGGAGTTAAGGTCGGAAAAAGCGCATGGAAGTTCGGCACGGCCTGGAAGGGTGCGGCATATAAAACCGGCACGACAGAATACTACGACGGGGTTAATCCGAGCCGTATCGTGGACTGGTTCAGGGAATATAGCAGCGTGGAGGATGCGACAGAGGACTACTTCGACATGCTCTGTCGCTGCCAGAGATACAAGCCGGCTCTTAACAGATCAAATCCTGCGGATTGCATCAGGGCCATTGTGGCCGGAGGATATGCTACCGGTCCGAAATATGCCGAGAAGATCATCGGCATTATCAAATCGCACAACCTGGCATGGTATGATACGAATACATACACACCGACAGTTCAGACCGGTACCACGGCACCGGCAGGGTATCAGATCGGGAAGACCTACACCCTGCAGAGCGATATGTATGTGAGGAAGTCTCCGGCAGGAGACCACATCGATTTTGAAGAACTGACAGCAGACGGTCAGAAGAATGGCTTTGCCGACAAGGACGGCTATGCAATTCTGAAGAAAGGAACAAAGGTCACCTGCAGAGAGGCTCAGGGAAAGTGGATCCGGATTCCTTCCGGGTGGGTGTGCGCATACAGCGACAAGAAGATCTATATCAAGTAGGGCTACTTTTTCTTAAATTCATATACTCCTTCAGAAAGCGGGGCGGAGTCTTTTGAAAGTCGCTTGTAGTCTACACTCTGCTTACATTGCGGTCTTGCGGCACTATGCGGATAACTTTGTGGATAAGCGGGCCCACGGGGTTCGAGTCCCCCTCTCGCTACTCATTATCACTGGATTCGTTGCATGGCGTGTCCAATTCGTGGCCAGAAATTTTATTAAAAAATTTGCTGGCCACATATTTTGTCCTTTTTTCTGTAAATTCTACCTGCTTATCAGAGAGGGTGTTTTCGTAGACTGCTTTGAGCACCCTGTCGGAAGCCCAGCCGCCCGTTTCCATGATATATTTGTCAGGGATCCCCAGGGCGTGCATAAAAGAGGCTGCATATCTCCGGAGAGACTGCAGGGTTATCCCTTCAGCCCCGATCCGATCTCTGAGCCTGCGGAAGGCGTGAGAAAGCGCCTGAGGATTACGGGGCACCACAAAGTCGTCCTTATTGCCTTCCGGGATATAATCAAAAACCTCCTCCGGATACTGAATGAGTCTTATGGACAGCTCCGTCTTTGGGTAGGCCTTATAGACCCAGTTGTTGTCCTCGTCCTGCACCATGTCCGCATGGACAAAAATGGCGTGCCTCTTCAGATCGATGTCTCCGAATTTGATAGCTGATATTTCACCCCGGCGCATAGTGCCGAAGGCGGCTATCATCATGGCGATCCGGAGATCATTCTGTCTGACTGCGTTAAGAAGTCTCCGCACGGTATCATCGGTAGGAGTGGGAAGCATCGGCCGGATCACGGTGGGGAGGGTGACCTTATACTTCCGGTCGGAGACCTGGTTAAGGGATGCGGAAAGAAGCCCGTACACATTTTTGACGGATTTCGCGGAAAGATCCGCACTAATATCCGAGACGAAGTATTGCAGCTCTTTAGAGGTTACTTCTGACAGCCTCAGGCTGCTTATTTTGCCATAATTATTCTTTTGCATCCTTCTGTACCCCTTAATGGTCGAAGGGGATAATACGCCCGTTTTAGAGGTTATATAGTCCTCGATGATATCTTTTACCAGCGGGTCGTCCTGATCCGCTTCTTTTTGCGTCAGGGAGAGCTTATAATTATCAATCTGCTCCCGGACTTCCCTCTGGGTGGGTGCGGTGAAGGACATGCGCCTGCCGTTGATGACAGGCCTGTCTCGCCAATGGCCCGACGGTAATCTAACCATAACAACGCTCCTTTCTGTCTGGATTATTGAAAATAATCTTCAGGTTGCGGAAAATTGAAGCTTGTGCCGTAGTCTTTCAGATCTATCGACCCATCTTCAAAGTAAACAAAAAGTTTTATGCTTGGGCTACGATCAACTGCCCAAGAAGGGAAACCCCTGTTAAAAGGATCGCTCTGCACATACTTGTTATACTCTTCTTCGTTAAGATAAAAGTATTTACAATCGTTGATTTCACAACGGCAATGATGAATTTTGTTTATATAAATCAAATCGTCCAACATCCGAACATAGTTGTCGTTGTATTTACTGTAAAGGACAGTCCCGAGCAACAAACCGTCACCATACACCTCATATGTCGAATTAGTCCGCTGTAAAGATATATCCTGAACAGAAAAAGACCATGGGAAATATATATCAGGAGATTGATAGTATAATTGAACTGCATCTAAAAATCCTATAACAGTACCGTTATACTCGACATTTGCCCTTAATCTAAGCTCAAACCGACACCTGCTCGTATGCTCAAGCGGCATCTCCGCAAAAAGAATAAGAGGCTGTTTGGGCGGCACAGGAATACTGCTCGTTTGCCTCTGACTTGTGGACTCATTCTTAAAAAAATCGAAAAAACCCATTTTAACCCTCCCTCAAATAATAGACATTGCCCTCAACCCTATCTATAATCAAGCTTCTCTTTTTTCTTGCTGTTCCTCTTCCGGCATCTTAAGAAGAAGACGAACATTACTCTGGGTAACAGGATCCGCCTCAACATACTTCTGTATAAGAGTGGCAAAAAGCGGATCAATTCTAACCTCAAGAAGATCCTCGCCGGTTAAAAGATAATTTATTGAGACACCGAAATGCTTTGCGACTTCATTCAACCTTTTTGCTGTCATATCTCTCGCTTTTGCTATAGATCCATTGCCAAAACCCAGCTCTTTTTCAAGCTTTGAAATGGTCGTACCATTCTTTTTACACAACATTTTTATCCTATCCACTACATCCATAACCCACCTCATTAGAAAAACGTCTAAAAAAATGCTTGACATATTAGAACATCGTCTATATACTTGTCATTGTTAGAACATCCTCTAACACAAAAACAAAATAAGAGATGCCCTAAAAAATAAAACCTTCAAGTAAATATTAGAGCATTTTCTAATTTGTTACAACTACAAGATACTGCAAAGGCAGGAACCTCATCACAAAATATTGAGAAAGGAGGATAGGATGACTATTTTTGACAGAATAAAAACGGCAGCGGATGAGCAGAAAAAGTCAATCATGGCGATCGAAAAAGAAGCCGGAGTGGCAAATGGAACTATCAGCAAATGGGACAAATCAAAACCAAGAATAAACACACTGGCGAAAGTTGCCAGAGTGCTGGGCATAAGCATTGATGAACTGATCGAAGAAAGTAAATAACAAAGAAAGGAGCGTTGTTATGAGGGAAAACAAAGAAGATATCTGCCGCCAGCTGTTCGAGGCAATAAGGCGGACGAGGGCCGGAGATGATGTAGTCGGCCTCAGATATGTCAAAGAAGGCTACGAAGAGCATGTCTATGTTGATTTTATCGACAACCCGGGGGGGAGAAAAATCAATGTCTCAATGGACTCAGGAATAGCGATGATAAGGGATGTCCTGAACAATATCGATATCGGGTAGGAGGCGCCTATGCAGGATTATTTTGAAGTGATCCTCAGGACCTACCACAAGCAGCAGGGCAAGGGCAAGGGCTTTCAGAAAGAGCTTGCGCAGATAACCCACAGGTCGCAGGGATCAATAAGCAATTATCTAAAGGATCCATCATCGATCAGAGCCGGAGATCTTCAGGCCATATGCAGAGCGTGGTCAATCAATCTGGAAGACACAGGGCGTCTGATCAGATGTTGCGAAGAGTGAAGGAGGAATGAATGAGTAAAGCAGATAAGCAATGGGGCTGGCTTCTGATCGGGCTGCTCGCAGGGATGATCATAGGAGCGTTGACCTGGCCGGAGGAAGTATGGGCGGCTGAACCGGACTTAAAGCCCATCAGCGTGACAGCCTACTATTCAGAGAACCCCACGGGATGCCGGGGCGACCGTATGAGAGAAGGGATAGCTGCAGGGAAGCAAGAGTGGTACGGAAAGGCGATCATCCTATATACGAACGAAGACGGAGAGCCGGGGGAGCTGATAGGAGTGTACGAGATCCTTGATACCGGCTACGGAAAAAGTACCGGAAAGGGTGAGAGCAGGATCAAAAAAGGGAAGCCGCTGGGGACTATTGAAACCGGTCAGACAGTGGACATATACCGTGACAATTATGAGGGCTGCAAGGAGATCATGGAGCTGACCGGGGGCAAAGCTCTCTACCAGCTGGTAGAAGCGGAGGGATGATATGGAATATCGCTGTAAATTTTGCGGGAAAATTGTAAAAACCCCATCAAACCTGGGATATAAACACTTTAATCCCGATGATGTTTCTTGTTCTGAATGCGGGAAATACTGCATGAAGGAATGCGAAAAAGCAAGCAGTGTACAAGGGTGGAATTACGAGCCGTGTGTATCATGCGAACACAACCCGTACCGCGCCTTACATGTTTGGGAGGGCAACAAATGGCGTGTGATGGAAAATGTTTAGAGTGCAAATTACCGGACTGTGATGGAAAACGGCGGGTTTATAGCGAAAAGAGTCGCTATAAGTTCAGATCAGAAGAGGCGAGACAACGCCAGAAAGACCGTCAGAAAAAGCGAAGGGCAAAAGCAAAAGAGAACGGATTCTGCATTGTTTGCACAAAAAAGAAAGCTACCCATGGAACCAAGTGTTACGAGTGCTATATTCGCCAGAAACGGCTTGATAAAAAATATCACAATCAGGGCAAGAGGGATTTATGGAAGGAGGAAGGGCGTTGTTATTTTTGCGGAAAGCCTGCGGTAAATGGAAAAAGAACCTGCACCCTGCATCTTTTAAAATTACAAGACAATGCCAAAAGGCTCAATAAATCAACCAAGACAAAGAGGGCAAGAAATGAAATGAAGAGGTGGTTATGGGAACAATAGACCTGACTACATTTGAAAAATACATGAGAGAAGAGGAACTTTCGGAAAATACGATCGACGCTTATAAATCCTCCGTAATTCTCTTTTTAGAAGAATATCCGGAATTTAACAAAGACAATGTTCTTAAATGGAAAGAGGCGAAGAAAAACAAGCTGTCTCCAAAAACGATAAATTTAAAATTGTCCGCACTTGAAAAATACTCAAAATGCATTAAGTGCCCGCTTCAAGTGAAACGGATAAGAATTCAAAAAGAGATTACCAATGAAAACATAATCGATATCAAAGAATACAACAAGCTTGTTAAAGGGTTGAAGAAGGACGGCCAAGAAGAGTGGGCGCTCAGATACGCTATTTTGGGGAAAACAGGGGCGAGGATTGGAGAGGCGCTGCAATTTACAACAGCGGATTTTGAGAGAGGCTACGCGCAAATATACACGAAGGGCAAAAATCGGAAAGTATATTTCCCAAATAGCCTAAGAAAAGAAGTGCTGGAACATTTCAAGAAAAAAGGAAATGTTATTTTCAAAAATAAGTACGGTGAAAGAATGACCACAAGAGGGGTGGCTGGAATGCTAAAAAAAACACGCAGAAAAATACGGGATCCCACTTAATAAAGCATACCCTCATTCGTTTAGGCATATGTTTGCCATCGAATTTTTGAAAAGAAACAACAACATTGCTTTGTTAGCCGACTTGTTGGGGCATAGCTCGGTTAATACAACAATGATCTATGCGAGACTGTCACAAGAAGATCAGATAAACGCGATAAACAATACAATAAATTGGTAGGAGGTTATTATGGAGATCAATGTTAAGAAGGTTAAGGGAGAACTGAAAGAGAATGCTGAGAAGGGTGCGACCTTCAGAGGCCTTATCGAGTACATAAAATACCGTTATTACGGGACGGAATCAATCCCGACGGAGCTTATCGAGTATGTGTTGGAGCTTCCTGTGGAGATCACGATCATAGGCTACAGACCGAAGCAGGCAGGAGGTGCCGGATGCTAAATGAGTGGCCGGATCTTCCCGAGAGCATACTCACAAAGTACAACTGCGTAAGTCCTATGAGCCACAGTCCGGCCGAATGCTCACATACCCTCATATGGTTTAACCATGGAGAGGAAAAGGCGAGAGAGGACGGGCTTATGCTTCCGCTCAAATTGAGGGAACATAAGGAGTCAAAGGTTGGGAAGGTGTGGCAGATCCACGGGAACCCTGCGGCAGAGAAGCTGTCTCATATGTTAGGACAGGTTGCCTGGGAGAAGCATCTCATTGCTCAGACAGGATGCTCCGAGGAGGATGCAAGGGATCAGTTCGAGGCCAGATACGGCGTGAGTTATTTATAAATAGAGCCGCTATGGCGGGAACCATAGCGGCGAGCGTTGTTATGTTGCAGGCGCTGGCTGCCTACACCTGAAATTATAGCGGTTTTTGCTCAAATATTCAAGTGTTCCGGCAGTTTTCGCAAACCTTATCAAGTAATTAAAGTTAGGACAAAGATGAGAGCAAAAAGCGTTGAGCTTAAAATTTACCGCCTCGGGGATGAGAACGAGTACGAGTTTAAATATCGGGGAAGGTATGGAGCAAGGGGCGAGAAGAGGGCCAAGAGATCCAGAATCACCACCGAGGCACAGGCAAGGGCTAATCAGAAGAACAAAGAGAAGGAAGTCCGCCGGACGATCAAGCTCAACTTCAGGAAGAATGACCTGTGGGTCACTCTTAAGTATCCCAAAGGGGTGAGGAAGCCGATCAAAGAGGTTCAGGCCGACAGAGCAGCCTTTATCAGGAAGCTGAGAGCATTCTACAAGAAGGCCGGTGTTCCCTTAAAGTTCATGTATCGGATGGAGATCGGGAAGCTCGGAGGGATCCACCTCCACTTTGTCATCAACAGCATCGAGGGCGTGGATGTCACCGGCTGGATCCGGGATGCCTGGGAGAGCGGCCATGTCAATTATGAATTTCTCTATGAGGACGGAGGTTTTGAGGCTCTGGCCGAGTACCTGGTTAAGCCTGCTCAGTCTGACACGGGGCAGATGTACTTTGAGGGTATGGGGATGGAAGACAAGAAGGCGTTCGTCAGATACGGGAGCAGCCGCAACCTGAAGCGCCCGGAGCCCGAGATCAGAACATACAGCCATTGGACTATGAGGCACTTCCTCGAAGGTAATGAGCCTAAACCCTCAGAGGGCTTCTATATCGTCAAAGACAGCATCCGGCAGGGTGTCAACCCATATAACGGATTCAGTTACTACTATTTCACGGAAAGGAGACTAAATGGGAAAGGAGATACGGATATATATCTGGACAGATGCCAACCCGTTCCGGGAGGACCGGTGCGCGGTAAGGTACGAGCTTCAGGTGCTAAGAGAAAACGGCCCGACAGCATCCAAGACTGACGGCTTCACTACTACGGCCACACAGATCGGAGCGACCCTTGAAGGGCTGGTGGTGGCCCTGAGACGGGTCAAGGAAGACAACAGGATCCCGATCGTGGTTATCTGCAAGGGAAATGTGGTCGGGGTGATCTCTTCCGGGACATACCTTGACTGGAAGGAGCGGGAGTGGAAGACCAGGAGAGGCGAGCCGCCGGCTTATGTGAATTTGTGGAAGGAGATAAGCGATCTTTTTTCGTGGAGAACCACGAAAGTATCCGCGCGGGAGCCCTGCCCTGAAGATGAAAATGTGATAAACAGGCTGTCAGCGGAAAGGAAGAAAGGAAAAACCGCGTAACTACACGCGGGGAGAAGCGAGATGAAGGATGAGAGAGATCAACTTGAATCAGAAATCATGAACATTTTGGTGCCGTATCGGGATGAACTGCCTTTGCAGGAAATAAGGGACCAGATTGTTATAGCGCTGAGCAATTACGAAGTTGAGGCACGCGTCACGGATGTTGCGATAAGAGACGAGGATAAAAATAAGCAATATATCGCACTGTTTGTCGCTGCAAAAGCGGCATCTGGCAGGACAGAAAGAACACTGAAGGCATACAAGGAAAACCTGACAAGGATCCTCGACAGACTTAACAAAAGTGCTGATGAAGTTGTGGCCGGCGACATTAAGTTATATCTGGCAAAGCGCATCCGGGTTGATAAGGTGAGCAAGGTGTGTGCCAACAATGAACGGCTTGTACTTTCGAGCTTCTACGACTGGCTGCACAGAAATGAATACATAACCAAAAACCCCATGTACAAGGTTGAAGCGGTTAAATTCCAAAAACCTAAAAAAAACGCCTTTACAGACATGGAAGTAGAGAAATTAAGAGACGCATGCCGGACCGAAAGAGAGCACATGATCATTGAGGTGCTGCTTTCAACATGGTGTAGGTTGTCCGAGCTTGTCGGGATCAGGCTGGACGAGATCAACGGTGAGAGGGTACTGGTGCACGGCAAGGGTGAAAAAGACAGAACTGTATTTTTGAATGCCAAGGCGCAGGTGGCCATACAGAAGTACCTCGACAAGCGCAGTGACACAAACCCTTACCTTTTGCCCGGATCCGTTCAGGCAGAAGGAGAAATGATATTTATGCGCAACGGCATTCCTCTCAGCCGGCTCCCGAATTGGTATGAATTCCCTGAATATGTGTCATTAACAGAACCGCTGGAAAAAGGAACCATTGAGCGAGTGGTCAGAGAGCTGGGGAAACGGGCCAAGGTGAGTAGAGCACACCCTCATAAGTTCAGACGCACCGGAGCGACCTTTGCATTAAATGCCGGAATGCCAATTACGACAATCTCAAAACTTCTGGGACATGCAAATGTAGCAGTCACACAGATATACCTTGATATCAATGACGATAATTTGGAGGCCGAGCATGGAAAGTATGTCAGATAAGAAAAATTTAATAATCAACAAAATTCAGAGAATGGCCGGGAAATATGGCGTTTATGAAATATTTGCAGACTGGGTTAAGATCATTGCCCTGGCATTTGCAAATGCTGTGGATTTTAAGGAATTCCGCGAAAAGGAATACATCGAAACGATGAAAAGATATTCGAAGGAAGAGCAGCGAGACTTTTTTGAGATGAATGCATGGCTTACGGAGTGGGCCGACGAGGAAATGTTTGACATGCTCGGATATATTTATATGCACCTTGAAATCGGCAGCAAAAAAGCAGGACAATTCTTCACCCCTTATGACATTTGCCGGCTTATGGCAAAGATGCAGAAATTCTCAGATGAAATAGTCACCGCCAATGAACCGACCTGTGGAGCAGGTGGAAATATTATTGCGCTTGCAGAGGCTATGAAAGCCCAGGGTATCAATTACCAACAGTCACTCATGGCTATCTGCCAGGATATCGATGTAAAAGCGGTATATATGGCATATGTACAGCTTAGTTTGTATGGGATTCCCGGAGTTGTGTTCCAGTCAGATACATTAAGAGATCCAAATGGAGCAGATAGCGGAACAGGAAAAATGTACACATTCGGATATATGATAGCACCTCAGATGTGGAAGTTACCATTTTAAGAAAGGAGCGAAGATGCGTAAAAACAAAAAGTACAGAAAGAGATCGAGACAGGAGACACCAAGAATAAACGGAATGTCTTTGAAGATCATCCACGACAGGATGTACCCGACGCACATAGAGCAGAAAGTGGACATTGATGAGAAAGTCAAGGAGCAGCTGGGCAGGATCATGAAAGAACCTGTCCTCCTCATATCCGCCAACGCTGAGGGAGATATCTATGTGTCAAAGGCGGTATCAAAGCTTTTGTGCGAAACCATAGACAACATAGACGAGAGCATACGCAGGATGGAGAAGGAGATGGACGAGCTCTGGAAGAACATTCAGGCAAGGAAACGGGATTATGAGCTGTACATTTCGTTTATGAAGAGAGTCAAGGTGAAGGGAGGAGACAGATGAGCAAAACAGGAACTTGTAAGTACTGCAAGCAGCTAAGGATCGTGAAGGAACTGCCTAAGCTTCCGGAGGGAGCAACCTACGACGATTTTGACGAAGAGATGCTTCAGGATATGTATGATCAGGCGGCCACGGAGTCATGTAACTGCGAGGAGGCCACAAAGGAGCGCGACAAGAAGAAGGCTCAGACAGCATCTGATGAAGCCCTGGAAGCATTAACAGAGCCTGACGACTACCTGGAGGACATCCTGGCAGCGGCAAGGAATCAGATCCTTATGCATCCGGAGCTTAAGACCGTAAGCATCAAGGTAGTAGATGCCGCCACTCTGGAAAAGAGGGTGTATAAGATGTGTGCCGATAAGGACGGCAATGTCATAGCCTCCAGAACAGACTCAACATCAACGGCGGACATCGTAAATTGAAGAGCATCCTCCAGGAAGATAACGGTATATGCTTCCTCTGCGCGTACCTGCACGGGGACACGCATGAACAGTTCACGCACTGCCATCACGCGGTGGCAGGGACGGCAAACAGAAAGTTTTCTGAAAGATTCGGCTTGAAATACTACCTCTGCCCGATGCATCACGAATTCGGGATTGAGGCGGTTCACAGGAATAAAGAGCTTTATATCCTGCTCATAAAGGCAGCGGAGCTTGTGTTTATCAAAAAATACAGCTTTGAGGAGTGGATGAGGATATTTCAAAAGAATTTTCTTGAACCGGAGGAGCTTACAAAGGGAGGAGACACAGCCATAGAAGCATTATACAGGCTTGAAGAGTTCCACAGGCAGCGGGAGCGCCCGGAAGATAAAGAGCAGGGATTTGAGGCTACACCGGATCCGATAGAGGAGGAACTGCCGTTTTAACTTAGCTAACCCACAGGGTTAGGGGGATATATCACATTTAAGGACCTGCCCCGCCGAGGCGTCCCTAACGATTATTTAAGGCGGGGCAGGCACCGCAAGGAGAAAGGAGCGTTCAATGTTTGATAAATTCGGAGAAATGGAAAGTGCGGAGCAGATAAATGAGCTTGCATCAAATCTGCTTAAAGAAAGAGACACGGAAAGCATTAAAGCACTGGCAAAAGAAAACGGCATCGATGAAGAGCTGGCAGAGATATTTATATCGGGGGACATCCCGGTATTATGCGATGATCTTACGGCAGCGGTCGGAAAGCTTGATATAGAGGCGGCAGATCTTAAACCGGCGGAAATAATGCTTGACTGGATCGAATATGTAAAGACCAGATGCGCAGAGGATGAAAACACGGCAAAAAGAGTAAGGAGCAAAGGAAAGACCCTAAAAGGCATGGTGGCGGAAATACTTAAGTGGTCTTTTGCCCATCAGTATACCGTAGACAAGGATATCATGAAGGCAGCGGGAGTAAATGCCAGTAAGTGTACACTCGGGATTCCGGGAATGGGGACCGTGAAGGAGCTTATTACAAAATATTACACGGGAGGGCAGGAATGAGGAAAAGCGACATCATAAAGCGGATCCCGAAGAAGCTTCCCAATCACTCCATAGCAAAGATCATAAGATCAGGCAAGCAGAGGGGCTTAATGCTCATATTACCGGAATGGAGGAAAAACTGCCCGAAACGCGATTATTACTCTGCCAAAACGGGAATAGTGCATGTCACATGGGACACAGGGTATCTCACCTATTACATCAAGGATAAGTGCTGGACAAATGAGGGTATAGGCTGGATAGAGTGGAAAAGCGAGCTTACAGCAGATAATTTTGATCTTAAAAGCGAGCAGACCATAGCAAAATTCACAGGCCGCTACGGTACGATACCGAGCATTGAAAGCTACGAGCAGGATGTGGCATGGAGAAAGAAGGTAAAATACCAACACAACAAGAAAAGACGCATAGCAGATATCCTGAAAGAAGTAACGCCGGCCCTCCCGAATGGCTTTAAAGCTAAGGCTGTAAAGCTTTTGGGGAAAAAGAAAAAGATAAATTTACAGCTCTACCAGAAGCTCGAAGATGGATACATCGAAAGAGGCTTTAGGATAGAGCGCTTAAACGGATGGACATGCGGCTGGTACAACTCAGAGAACGACGGGAAGCTGAGGATCACGGAGATATACAGAGCCTTTGAAAAAGAACCCGGTGACATATGGCAGACGTGGTACTACGGCTGTATGTACGGCATGTACGGAAGGACACAGGACTTCTGGGACAAAAAAAGAGAGTCTGTCATAAATGTTCTGCCGACCAAATATTATATCTTCGATAACCTTGACGAACTGGATATAACACCTGCACAGAGATCATGCATAAGGATCATGAGCGGGCAGACAGACCCGTGGAGAATCTTAGGCTCATTAAAATACTACCCGGAGCTTGAGATCCTTATAAAGCAGGGCATGATCAGAATGGCCATAGACATTATGGACAGCGCAGAACCCGGCGTAAAGCTTGAAAGGCTGAAATGCCTGCCAAAACCACAGCTTGTAAGGCTGAAAAAGGCAGACGGAGGCCTTAAGGGATGGGAATTGTTGAAGAGATTCCCGAAGATCACGGACGAAAACCTTAAGGAGTTTTGCAAAATAAGATCTGAGTTCAAGGCAGAGAACATATTACGATTCCTTGATAGAGGCTTAAACCTGAACCATCTGTTTACGCTTTGGAAAAAGACAGGCGGGATAAAAGAGGAAACCTTAGCAAAATACAACGATTATCTCGAAATGGCGGAAAGCTTAGGCAGCAATATCCGGGATGAGATCATATACAGGGATAAGAAATGGAGGCAGCGGCATGATATATACCTTACAGAGTTCAACCGGATCAGAGACGAGGAAGAAAAAGAAGTAAAAGCAGCGGTAAATGATAAATGGAAGGGCATTAAGAGGGATTACGAAAGGAACCGGAAGCTGTTCGGCTGGGAAAAGGACGGCTACTGTATCATGGTCCCGAAGTCAGCGGCGGATATCAACAAAGAGGGCAGGCTTCAGCACCATTGCGTCGGAGCACAGGACCAGTATAAAACGAAGATGGCAACGAGGAAGAGTTACATAGTGTTTCTGCGGAAAACCGACAATCCGACAGAGCCGTATTATACGATCGAGGTAAGCGAAACGAGGGTGATACAGTTTTACGCGGCCTATGACAGACAGCCGGATAAAGAGACGGTGCAAAAGATACTCGGGCAATGGATGGATCAGGTCAGAAAGAATTTTACAAAGCTGCACAAGAAAGAGAAAGAGAAAGCCTGTGCGACATCGCACGAGCTGAAAGAAAAGGTATTCGCGGCAGCGGTATAAGGAGGGAAAGATGGAAGGACAGATCACATTAAACGAATGGATGCAATGGAAAGAGGATATAAGGCGGAAGCTTCAGGAAACGGCAAGCAATTTTGTCTATATCGGCTACCGCTTAAAGCAGATCAGGGACAGCGGTATGTATGACGGCTGTGCAAATATCTTTGAATTTGCCGAGAAAGAATATCACCTTGAACGCACCACGGTAAGCAGGTTTATGAGCATCAATGACAAATTCTCGAAGCACGGCAATTCCATAGAGCTTAGGGATGAGTTTGTGGGACTCGGACAGAGCCAGCTTTCCGAAATGCTTTCTCTTCCGGTAAACGACTATGACCTTATAACCGAAGACACGGCTATAAAGGATATCAGAGAGCTTAAAAGATTTGAAAAAGATGCCATGAATGAGCCGGTAGAAGAAAATGGGACAGAAGATACGGAAAACGAGGCGGCCATGCAGACGGCCGAAAGTCCCGATTCCGGCAATGAAGAGCAGAGCGGGACAGAAGAAGAAAAGGCAGCGAAGGAAAAGAAGGAAGAATACACGCCCCTGCAGAGATGCATCATTGATTTTTTCAAAGACAGGCAGGAACTGCTGCTTAAGGTGCTTGAGATCATAGACCGGGAAGATGATGAAGGCGGAAAGGAGATTGCGGAGCTTCTTTCTCCGACCGGAAGCGCAACCCATAGAAAGGGTATCGTCTTCCTGCTCATGTATGACTATAAGGGCGGTGTCAAATACAAGATAATGGGACAGCCGGACCCGGTGAGCATGACCTGGGAGAAGTTCATAGCTGAAATTGACAATATTTTCATCGAGGGTCAGACATGGAATATTGAGAATAAGATCAAAGAAATATATCCCGAAACCGTACAAAAAGAGCCCGAAATCGTACAAAAACCGCAAAAAACCGAAATAAAACCGCAAAAAACGGAAGATATCGTAAAAGAACCGCAAAGATCGGAACCCGTTGCGACATCGCAACAGGAAGAAAAAAGGAAAGAAGATACGATAGAAGAAGAGCCCAAAGAAGAGGCTTCCCCGGCAACGGAGGAAACGACTGTCCCGGCAGCGGAAGAAGTCCAACCGGCAACAGAAAAGTCTCAGCCGGCAGCGGAAGCAGACGAGATCCGGCAAGCATACCATAAGACCTTCCGCCTGATAAGAGAGATAGAAAAGTACCTGGGAGAACGGGAATGGGGCAAGGCATATACCGGCGCGGATGTCCTCGCGGTGACCATCGAATGGATATCCGCACAGGCTCAAGAGCAGGTCAACGAGGCTCTGGATGCTGAGTTTGATAATGAGTAGGAGGTCGAGAATGAATAACAAAGGACTGGGAATCGTGGAGATAGTGATCTTGATTGCGGCAGCGGCCGTTATAGCCACCCTGATAGCGAGGTTGGTATAGGAGGCGGTTATGTGCCCGTTTGAAGGAATCCCTGACTGCTTTAACTGTACGTTGAGAGACTGCATGGCAGATGACAAAGAGATGCTGCACCAGGAACACCTTATCACTAAACGAGAACGGAAGAGAAGACTTGAAAAGATGGAGAAGGAGTTCCTGGGCGGCCTGACAGTATCCGATCTGTCGGACAAGTACAAGATAACCGGTTCAAGGATATGCCAGCTGCTCAAAGAGCAGGGAGTGAGCGTCAGGGCGGTAATGAACGCAAGGAAAAGGAGGCAGGCATGAAAATGAGACCAGTGGATGTACTGAATAACCTGAAGGGGCATGTGCTTTGGCCACAGAGCTATCACCTTTCGGAGGATGAAGCTGCGGTCTGCATAGAGGCTCTTGAGATCATGAGAAAAACGGGGGTCCGGGATTGCGAGCACTGCAGACACTACAAACCGAAGGGCTTGAAAGAAGGCTGCGCCTATGCGTGGGGCTGCGAAATATGGGATTGCAAGCTTGAACCTACAGGACCGGACAACGGAGAATCAGAATGTGGGAAGTGAACAGGGTCATCAGATGCGACTCATGGGAAGAACTGAAAAAGACAGCGAAGAGATACGAGCAGATAGGCCTTAAGTGCGAGGTCAGAGGATGGGAGGATATCAGGGATAACAAGCTGACACTGCTGGATGATTGGGACAGCAGAGAGGAGGAAGTATATGAGCAAGATTAAATTAGGCCAGATCCTGGATTTGATCGACGAGACCCGTGACAGCGCCGAGACAGTTAGGATTATGGATTGCAACGGACAGATCCAGGCTGAAATCAGAGTAAATGCGGATATCTGGGAAGGGATTGAGGATAGGATAGTAAATAGTATGGCATGTGGAGATGGCGCACTTGAAGTGTGGTTGGATGATTGAAAGGAGTGAGAGATGATCATAGCAGTAGATTTTGACGGAGTTCTTTGCGAAAACCGGTGGCCAGACATAGGCAGGCCGAACATAAAGATGATAGACCGACTAAAGGAGCTTCAATGGCAGGGGCACACGCTCATATTGTGGACCTGTCGGACAGATAACGACTTCAAGGACTACAACAGGCATGATGAGGTGAGGCATCTGCTGACAGAGGCGGTTGAATGGTGCAAGGATTTTGGCCTGACCTTCAACTATGTCAACGAAAACTCCGAGGAGAATGTATCCGTCTACAAGAATGACTGCCGTAAGATATACGCCAACATCTACATCGATGATCAGAATGCCTCTCCGGAATTTATGGAGAAGTACAATATCCCGTTCGTATGGGGTCAGACATACATGGAGAAGATACTATGATCCACGCCAAAGAATACCTTCAGGAAATCAAAACGAAAAGGGAACAGCTCGAACGCTTCAGAGATCGCAGGGCGAAGCTTCACCTGGATGTCTCGTTTGGAGGCATAGACTACTCGGCGGACAGAGTGCAGGCAACTCCTCAAAACAAATTAGAGAATGCCATGGTCAAACTGAGCGAGCGTATGGCATATCTCGACCGGAAGATTGCGGAGCTGAAAGTTGACATTGACGACCGGCTTAACAGCATCGAGTCGCTTGACAACAAGAAGTATCAGGAGGTGCTATACAAGCGCTATGCCGAATATAAATCCTTTGAAGAAATCAGCGTCGAGATGGTATATGTATATAACTACACCTGCAACCTCCACGGCGAAGCTCTAAAGGAACTCGAAAAACATCTTAACTTTTCTTAAGACAAGCGAGAAATTTATATGATATTATGTTAATGGTCAAAAGCCGGAGTGATAACGCCACTCTGCAAATGAACGCCTGTTACGACACACAAGCCTGTCGTGGCGGGCGTTTTGAGTTGAGTTATGGATTTCTACAAGAGCACAAAGTGGGAAAAGAAAAGAAACAGCATACTGCGACGGGATGGATATATGTGCCAGCTCTCAAAGAGATACGGACTGATGAAGCAGGCCGAGGTCGTGCATCACATATTCCCGCGCGATGAGTTCCCACAATACGAGATGGATGACTGGAATCTCATCAGCCTGACAACTGAGCAGCATCATCATATGCACAACAGAGACACCAACGAGTTGACAGAAGCAGGCGCGGAGCTCCTGAGACGCACGGCAAGGCGGCAGGGGATCGAGGTTCCGG